TATTTTTAGTTCTGTCGTCCAGTATTCCAGTGATGGCTCTAAGCGTATCGGAGCCTCTGATGCCGCGACCATCCTAGCGGCTCCCTCCAACTCATCCACCGCCTTCCTCGCCTCCTCCGGGTCCGGGCGAGGGATGTACTGCTCCTCCATGACCATGAGCAAATCCTTGTACTTCTGCTCAAGGTCTTCGACATCGGCCAGCTTGACGTACTCGCCGTCCTCTTCCTCTTCCATCCATGATTGCGCGTCCCCGTCACAGGTCTCGCAATATGCATAATGATTATACCGCTTCATCTCTGCTCCTTTCAAAATCCGGGGCCTGTGGTAGCGCCCCGGTGGAGGGGTTAGACTGTTCAGCCCGGCGTTTCCGCTGGGCAGCTTTGGCAGCTAGGTATCCCAGCCCCCGGGTCTTGGCCTTCAGGCGTCGCTTCACAGCGGCCTCCTGCTCCTCGCCTTTGTAACTTCGTAAAGCTCTGCTCATTGGTCCTCCTTTACCAATCAGTGTCGATCATGTAGGCCAGCGTGTGGATCTGATCCCCGAGCCTGTAGAGCAGGTCGGAGATGTAGATCCTGATAGACCTGATGATCTTCTTGACGTGGAACCGTGCAGCCGAGATGCAGGTTGTCCCGACCATGACGGCAATCACACAGGCAGCCATGATCAACTCAGGTGTATACGTGGGCATTGTGCCTCCTTAAGCGATGTATCTGGTGGTGATGCCCGTCCCGGCAGGTACTGCGGGAGGGCGATTGTCAAGCTCTTTCCGGCCCCGCATAATCAGCTCCAGCAGCATCCCAAGGTTCGCCCGGGCATGGGCGATGTGATGCAGCCCGCTCTCTGTGTCGTACTCGGTGCCCATCACCCACTTGAACAAGTGGCGCAGGGTCGAGGCGACGAGCTTCATATAAAGGATACCGTCGAGCCAGTTGTATTCGTCGTACTTCCCCACCCCATAGGTGAAGACCTCGGCCTCAGCATAGAGAGCGAGGGTGGGGAGTAAGTCCAGGCGGGCCTTCCCTTCATCCAGATGGGTTGCCTTGGCCTGTCCCGTAAGTATCGAACCTCGGATCGGTGATATACCCATTAAAAGTCTCCTTTCGTAGTAGTGAATGGGCTGGTGTCTGCAGCGTCACTCAGTCTCCCGGTGGCGGGGTTGTACTCCAAGCATCCTGACAGGCCGGTCTCGCCTGAGAAGCGGTTCTTCAAGACTCGGATGTGGGAGGTGTTGTCCTCAGCCTCGTCCTGCTGGTTGCGCTCCAGACCGATGGCGATGTCACTGAGCTGGGCGATGGCACCAGATCCTCTGAGCTGGCCGAGCGTGACCCTGCCGCCCTCCTCGTGGCCCCTGCCTTCAGGTCTCTTCAGGTGAGACACAAGGAACAGGCCGACCCGGGTCTCCTCCACAAAGGAGCGGAGACGGGTCATGAGGTTGTCGATCAGGCGACGCTCGTCACCATCCTCGATGCCAGAGACCACGATGGACACGTGGTCGAGGAACAGCCAATTACACTGGCAGCCCTTGGCGAGGTACTTAAGTCGGACCAGCAGGTTCTCGATATCCAGAGATCCCCAGTGGTCATAGAGGTAGATGCGGTCGTTGTCGAAGACACGGGACCATATATCGAACAGCTCCGTGTCGGTGAATCTATCCTTAACGAGATGGAGCGGGGTGTCACACTCGATGCTCATGAGAGCCTCGGTGGTCTTACCGACCGACTCTTCGAGGGCGATGTAGCCGACCCTCTCCCCCCGGCGCACGAGGTAGTGGGCTATCTCCCGGCATATAGTTGACTTGCCGATGCCACTCCCGGCTGTGAAGGTGACGATCTCACCGAGCCGCATTCCGTGCGTCTTCTCGTTGACCGACCCCCACGGATAGGGGACGGAGGGCACATCACGCTTGTTGCGATAGATGTCCCACGTGGTCTTCCCCTCGATGATCCCGTCAGGTCGATACTCCTTGGCGTTCCACATGGCCTGAATGACCTCGGGGCCACGGTCTGCCACGAGCATCTCGTTGGGGTCCTTCATGGGAAGGTGGGCGATCTTCGCCTTCCCCGGGGCTAGGATCTGGGCGCACTCCTTGGCTGCCTTCTGGCCGGGGTCGTCCATGTCGAACATCAACACGACGCTCTCGAACTTCTCCAGCCACTGGATCTCCCGGCGAAACACCTTGGCTGCGCCCTTGGTGCCGTTGGGTATGGACACCACCGGCCATTTGTGGTTCTGCAGCTGACTGACGGTGAGGGCATCTATTTCACCCTCGGTGACAACCAGCATCCGACCACCCACTGGCCACAGGTGCTGCCCGTAGAAACCGCTCTTCTCGATGTCTCCGAGGAATAGGAAGTCCTTGTCGGGGAAGCGAACCTTCTGGCCCACGACCTCACCGTCTCGCCGGTAGCACGCTATCTGCACGGGGTGCTCGGCACCGCTTTTGTCACGAGCGGTCCCTACCAGATACCCCCACTTGGCACAGGTGGCTTCGGTGATGCGGCGACGATTCAGGGCCTTTGGTTCACCATCCAGAAAACTTGATGCGGACTTATTCTTCCTCTTGGCTTTGCCTCTTGCTCTCTCTTTGGTAGGTGGTTCGTGGTAATCACAGCCCTCAGAGAAACAGTGGGCATGTCCATCAGCATACCGAGCTAGGTTGTCCCTGCTCCCACACTGAGGACATGCCTCATGGCCGATAAACTCGTCGGCACGGGGGTCCATGATCAGATCCCCAGCTTGCCAACGATCTTGTGGCCCTCCTCGGTCAGGGCGTATTGGGCATACCTGCGCCCGGCGAGGTCCTTTCCGATGGATGTAACAATGGGGATGCCTTTGCTCTTCAGCTCGAAGACCCGGGTGGCTACCCGTCCGATCCCTTTCACGAACATAGCTTCGAGGGTCGTCAGGTGTGGATAGGTCTGCAGGTGCTTCAGGATCACCACGTGCTGCGGGCTGAGTTTGAGGTTAGGCTGCTGAAGGTGACTCATCTTTCTTCTCTCCTTTCTTGCTCATGTTGTCCACCCACCAGAGACCGACGTCGAAGGTGGGACACGTCTTGCGGTTTGTGAGGTCACGATGCCCTACGGCAATGGCCTTGGGATAGACACCCTTCAGGACGGTAAGAAGGGTCTTCAGAGACGTCCACTGTGCGAGAGTGAAGTTGGGATCATCGACCAGCTTGCGGGAGCGGCCCTCACGACGAGACCCGCCGACCATGCAGATGCCGATTGACTTCTCGTTGAAGCCCTGCACATGGGCGCCCACTTCATCCAAGCGCCTCCCGGTCTCCACCGTACCGTCCCGGCGAATGACATAGTGGTAGCCGACTTTGAGCCAGCCCTTCTGCCGGTGCCAGCGGTCGATATCAGCTACCCCGATATCCATCTCGGGTGTGGTAGCGCTGCAATGGATAACGAGGTACTCCACCTGATCAGGTTTCATTGGCATGGAGGGCCTCCTATACGATCGTGATCAGCGGCGGCGAGATCCGCTTGAGATAGAGGCTGGTCTGGATCATATCCATCTCGTCAGCGGTGATCCTGTTTACGAAGTTGACGCTTACCGGGTCGGTCCAGCGGTTGCCGGTGTCCAACCTGATCAGGCACACCATACCGGGGTTCACCTGTGAGAGAAGGTAGATGTTCTCGGAGTCGAGGTCTTGGAAGAACGTCCCGATCTTGAAGAGACCCGGCTCAACGATCTCGATGAAGCCAGCTTCCACCAGCTGGGGTGTCAGGCCGGTGCGGTGGGCGAAGTGCCGAAACTCCTTGTCATCGATCCAATCGATGATCTCATCGGGGCCATAGTGGGTCAGCTCTTCGAGCCACTCCACGACGGTGGCGGGGGACATCGTGACCCCTGCGTTGATGACGTCGGTGAGACAGATATCCTTGTGAACGAGATACTCATGTGCCATGTTATTCTCCTTTTCTCTTTGGTTTGGGTTTGGGTTTCTCTTTGATCCATTCATCAGGCACCCGCTTCGACGCCCACTTGAAGCCGTTCTTGTCGCACCACATGGCGTAGGTAGTGGGGCTGCCCTTGTAGAGACGGGCATTGGGGTTGTAGAAGACGAACCTGATGTCCAGATCAGGACGGGACCTCTTGATGTCGAGGTGTTTCTGCCGATCTGCAACTACGAACCGGCCCTTGGTTTCGATGTATATCCCGTTGGGGAGCGGGAAATCAGGGGTGTACTTCCGCTTCTTGGCTGGTTGCTCATACTCGATGGTGACCGATTCATAGGCAGTGGTGACCCCCCGGGCCTTGAGGTCTGCTGCTGTACTCTCCTCAAAGCCCGAGCGGTATCCATGTACGAGTGCCCTCGCTCTGGGATCTAACCGGCGTGGGCGTTTAGAAGTCCCCATCCCCGTCCTCCAGCGGGAGGGTCTCATCGGGGTCCTCGTCCCCTTCAACGGCTGCGGTGACATCATTCGGGTCAAACTCGTACCCGTCCTCAGCCTCGAAGCCGAAGCTGGCTGCGGACCCGCCACCACCAGTGGTGACAGCCTCGATGACCTGCACAGCCTGAAGGCGCAGGGTTACACCAGCACCGATCAGAGCGGTGAAGAAGGGGACGATCTGGAAGGCCACCTTGATCTTGCTGCCACCACGAAGGGGCAGGGCGGGCTTAATCTCGGCGCCCTTGGCATCGAACATGGAGGGCTTGACCTTGAAGGGGTCACCCTTCTTGGGTTTGACCAGCGCCTTCGTCTTGAACGACAGCTCGACCTCGCCGGTCTCGTTACCGTCGTCGTCCTCGACCAGCTTGTAAGGGGGCTTTGCCGGTTTGCAGCGCTCAAGAAGGGCTTTCTCTTCCTTCTTGCTCTTGGCCTTCTTCACGGCCTCCACCTTGGCCATTGCCAGTGCTTCTGCTGCCTGACGATCTATCTCAGCGATCAGCTCTTGAGCGGCTTCCTGGGGGAGGAGCAGCTTGGTGCGGTACTCCCCATCGGGATTGAACTTGGTGTCAGGGGCATCCAGCCACGGATAGACAGCTGTGCCGGTCGGGGTCTTGAGGGTAGGGATCTTCCTTCTTGCTTCTGCCATAGTGTTCTCCTTTTCTGAGGTTGGTTTGTTGGGGTTAGAATGGAAGGTAAAGCTGTGGATCTGCGGGTTTGTACCCGGTGCAGCGTGTCACCTGACCCTCGGAGACATGCACAGCTATGCCCCTCTTGAGTGGGTGACCACACTTCGAGAGCCAGCTGGGGCTGTCCTTGGAGTCAGTGAAGTAGAGGCACCGAGCGCACCCCGGGATCAGGGGGATGCTATGTGCCATAGCGTTTCTCCAATCGATCTATATCCACTCCGATCAGGAGCAGAAGGACCTGGAGGTCCAGAGGCAGCCGCTCCCCGTTGCGGAGGAGCCGAATGGCTTTGCCTATGAGACCTCGATACCGTGTATAGCCGTGCTCATCACCGATGCCCACGTTTCAATTCCTCTTCGACGTAGGCCTGGAGCGCCTTTGTGGTGGCATATCCAGCCTCGTCATCCACTACACGCTTGATGGAATCGATCAGCTCCCACGGTCTGATGCCGAGGATGTCCACGAGCGTAGCGAAGACGAGCGTCACCGCTTGGACCTGACGTCCCGGGGGTAGGTGCTGGATGCCTGAGAAGACTCGATAGGCACTCCGCACAATCTCGTCTCCCGGGCCTTTGAAAAGATCATCTCTTGTCACTGTGTCCTCCTTTCTTGAATTGGGGTTAGAAATGGAAAGACCCCGATCACCACGACCGGGGCCTTTCTTCCTCTAATGTGTACTTTGGATAGGTTTTAGGTCACACTTTGCCTCAAGCAAAGAAATAGACTGAGGATTTCACGAGCTGTAAATCTAAATTACCACTTGCCGGTATCGGGGGTAGCTGGGCAGCCAGCTCGGGCTTCAGCTGGGCCTCCAGCTGGGCACGGAAGATGGCCAGGACATCGTTCTCCAGATACTGCTGGACGAAGGTGTCCCGCAGGGTTGCCGCCAGTGTGTCCGCATCTGCAGCGTGGGTGGCATAGGAATCGTGGACCATGGAGAACGAGGAGATCCCCCGGGTATGAGCCTCGCACACGGTGAGCATGAGATGAGAGGCATCCATACTGTGGACGTAGTTGGGGGCTATACCCTGTGACTGTTTGCGGGTGTCGATCTCCGTGGTGGTGTGGTGCACGGTGGAAACTACCCGGCGCCCGTCGATGAGACACTGGACACGCTTCCCCACTGTGACCCTGTACGCTTGCAGGACCGGCAGCCCGGCAGGGGTCACCCACTGAATGGGCAGCCCATCCTTAGCGGCCAGCTTCGCCACAGCCTGAAGCCAATCCATGGCCTCCCGGGCGGCACGAACCACCTGACCGATGGCCTTGTAGACCGTGTGGGCCATGTACCGGGACGGGGCGTAATACTCGCACAGCTCGTTATAGATCGGGCATGTCCCAGCCTCGTGCTGCTTGATCAGCTCTTCGAGGATCTGGTCTCGCATCCCAAACTCTGTGGCGCCATAGGGGAGGGTCATCACAGGGCGCTTGACGATCTGCCGGGTGACGTTACCGACCCACACAGCGGCACGGAAATCACCTGCAGCTGCATCGACCACACACTGCTTGGCCACCACGTCTGCCACCTGCTGGTAGATGTCCTGTGGCCTATCGCTCGGCACGAGGTTGACTGCAGCGCCACCCTCTGCATCCTTGAGCATGGCCGAGAAGTTCTGGATGCCATTACACGAACCATCCATGGCAACCGGCAGGTGAGACACAAAGCCCGGGCCTTCTCTCCAGTACCCGGCCAGCTCGAAACACGCAGCCAGTGCCTGATAAGGCTTGTCAGCTGTATCCCAGAAGCGGCCACCATCGAGGGGGTTGTCGGCGCTGTCGAGGATCTCGTCCTGGTGGGCGTCCACCCACGCTAGACGCTCGTCCATGCTCACTTTGTCGATGCCGAACAGGTTGGCGGTATGGATCTTGAGC